TTCGCTTTCCATTGTACTATCCTTTTTTGACATTAGTAAACTTTCGCCCACGTAGCACCCGACCGCGCTAATGCGATTGTGTTGCGGTGCACTCCGTATTTCTTGGCAAGCTGCTGATAGGTCAACCCGTTGCGATTAATTCGAATAGCCTCGACCTGGGCTGCTGTTAGTTTTCGTTTTGGCATAAGTCTTCCACCATCTGAATTCGTTTGCCGATCCAATGCATTACAGGCACTGCCATTGAGTTGCCCAGAGCTTTGTATCGAGGCCCGTCTGGGCATTTATCCTTAATGTTCGTGTAGCCGTCTGGAAATCCCTGCAAGCGCTCGCATTCTGTTGGGGTTAACCTACGGACAGCCATAGATGTTGCAACCGCATGACTGTGCGCCTTTGTGAGCGTTGGTGATGGGTCTGTCTCCGACCCGATACCCAGCCCCATTCTTCCATTGTCGCTCGGCCTTCCTTGCATTGTCATTGTATTTAGTGGGTAAGCAACCAAATCTGTCGCATCTTTGTAGTCCCTCGCCTTTAACGCACTGGCAGACCCGTCCGTTGAATATTCACCAAACGCAACCATCCTTGCAGTGACCAGTGCATCACACTCAACACGCTCATTCCCTGTTTTAGAGAATGGCACACCAGTGGACACCGCAGGGGACACCTCTGCTACGCATTCTTCGTGGTTGTTGCGACTGATTCCAAAGCGAGCCGCAATCGTTCCGGCAACTTCTTCCCGCGATTCTCTGCTCGGCGCAGGATTCCCTGACAAGCTCTCGCGCTCAAATAGAACCGAGGCGGCACGTCGCCAGTCTCCAACGTATCCGACAACAAACACACGTCTGCGTCTTTGGGCCACTCCGAAGTATTGAGCGTCAAGAACTCTGTATGCGAACCCATACCCGATTTCGCCCAGCGCCCCGAGGAAGGTTCCAAAATCCCGCCCTCGGTTAGATGACAAGACGCCGGGGACGTTTTCCCAAACCACCCATCGTGGGCGTGTGCGTTGAGCAAGTTTAAGGAATTCGAGTGCCAGGTTGCCACGGTCGTCATCCAAGCCGCCTCTGAGTCCTGCGATTGAGAAGGATTGACAGGGGGTTCCTCCGACAAGAAGGTCAATTGATCCATATTGGTCTGCTCCTATTGTTGTAAAGTCTCCATGAAGTGGCACATCTGGATAGTGATGGGCTAACACTTCGCGGGGAAATTTCTCTATCTCTGAAAAAAACGAAGGCACCCAACCGAGTGAGTGCCAAGCTACCGTTGCGGCTTCTATTCCGCTGCAGACTGAACCGTATCGCATGACGGCTTTCTCCCTTCGTAATCTGGCCAATGACCCGCACACACCATTTTCTCGTACACTTTAGCCTGGGCTTCGGCTTCGGCTACGTCCATCGAGCCGACCAGACCGAGAGCGAGGAAAAAGGCGCAAGCGCCTAGAATAATTTGATATCGTTTCATTTGCTGATCCCCATAAAATCCCGAATGTATGCCTTCGCCTCTTCCAGAGTTTGACATTCAAGCGTCCATCCACCAATGAACACATCAAAGGTTTTGCTGTGCAAGTCCTCGTGAATCACGCCGTCGTAGTAAGTCATTTGCACTGCCCCTCTCGCCTGCCAAGTTTTATAGCGTTTTCAAGCTCCTCTATTTGTCTTTCAATAGGGTCTATGCGTTTTTTTCTGTATTCCTGCCAGAACTTGCCTGTTAGGTTTCTACCGATTCGCACATACGAGTCGCGGTTTTCGTATAACATTTTTAGTTCTATAGCTTTGGTCTCATCAAGCATTGTTAAATCCTCCGAAGTCGAAATTAGGCGGCCATATCGTAAACGTAATGTTCGGCAAGTTCGCGCCAGTTAACGCAAGTCAAGTCGATCAGGTCTGCAAACAATCCACTGATCTCTTCTTGATCAAGCAGGTCGTAAACGTATTCTTCTAGGCAATCAGCAAGAGTCTCAACATTGGTCTCGTCGAAGATCTCGGTGATGTGATCGCCAAGGTGTAGATTGATTACCCAAGTTTCTCTGTTAGTCCATCCGTTCATTGTTTGACCCTCCAGTCAGTGTGTGGCCGCTTATGCGGCCTCAACGTGAACATAATCGTCTAACAAAAACTCTTTAATGTCTTCCATGCAAGCAAAGTAGCTGTGCTTGAAGCGAACCAAAAGAGTTTCATCAGCATCAAAGTCGCGGAACACTACTCGATAGTTGAACTTGTCATTGCCGTCCATGATTAACGCTTCAAGGCCATCGGCATCATTGCGGTAAGTTGCGATTAATTCCATCATTGTTTCCCTCTCAGTTGGTGGCACCCCGTGTGCCGATGAGTGAATTATTAAATAAACCTTTTACACGTGTCAAATAAATCTTTACACATTACTTAGATCAATTTGTCATAACGTTTGCCGATCTTATAACCAGTCTATAAAATAAGGTTATAACGGAGGTTTACTATGGACATGCGACACAAGCTGGATAAAGAGACACGACAGCGACACTTTCCCGAATACGATGGGGGCAAAGGCTCACGCCAACGTAAGAGCACACCTGAATCACGCGACAAGTTCAAGGTTAATTACGACAAGATCAATTGGGGTAATAAGTAATGTCTGCTAACAATCCAGCCAAGCAAAGGGCTATGCGCCAGGAGCATCTTAGAACCTACTTATCCGAGAAATGCCGACTCGAGCATGTTATTGATAATATTATAAAAATGGAAAAGGAGGGGGCATCAATGGAAACCAATGAGTTGAATGCTATTAAGTATGCCACCGATGCTAGGCTGAAGCTGATTAATAAGTATCTACCAGAGTTAAAGGCTACTGAAATGACAGGCGAAGGCGGTGATGCTTTGGTTGTGTCGATACTTAAGAAGCGTTTCGACGGCGATAATTAATGCCAACTATTGAATATCACTTAAAGCCACAAGGCCGAGTATTACAAGAGTTCGCAGATTGTCGCGAGCGTAACTCATTCATCATGGGCCCACTGGGTTCAGGCAAGACAGTCCAGACCATTCTCAAACTGTTCGATCTAATGTGCGAACAAGCGCCAGTGAAGGATGAGCGCCATCCTAATCACGGTGTACGCTTAACTCGAATCATTGCGGCTCGTAATACCTACTCTGAACTGTTCAGCACCACCATTAAAGACTGGATCGAAATACTGGGCGACCTCGGTGAGTTTAAGCAGGGCAACAAGGAGCCGCCTACTCATCGCATAGCCTTTCAGCTAGAAGATGGTACGAGTGTTAGGTGTGAGGTCATCTTCATCGCCTTTGATCGACCCGATCACGTTAAGAAGGCCCGAGGTATACAGACAACATGGGTATGGTTGAACGAAGCTAAAGAGCACAGCAAGGCCGTCGTCGATATGCTAGACCTGCGGGCGGGTCGATACCCATCACCGAAAGAGGGCGCGCGACCTACGCATTACGGTATTGTTGGCGACTCGAACGCACCCGACGAAGACCATTGGTACTACAAGCTCGCTGAAGAAGAGCGGCCAGAGGGTTGGGCTTTCCATCGGCAACCAGGCGGCGTCTACAGGGACGGTGAGAAGTGGGTAGTTAATCCAGACGCTGAGAACCTGACCAACCTACCGACTGCTTACTATTACCGAGGTCTGCAAGGCAAGACAGATGATTGGATTAAAGTAAACCTAGCGAACGAATACGGCTTTGTATCAAGTGGTAAGCCTGTCCACCCGATGTATGTAGACTCCGTGCACTGTTCACCTACTGACTTCGAGCCATCGAAAGACATCCCGATAATACTCGGCTTCGACTTTGGTCGAACACCTGCTTGTGCATTCCTACAGCGTACAAGTATGGGGCGGTGGGTATGCTTCGATGAGTTCTGTCTAACCGATAGTGGGGCGGTAGACTTTGCACCACAACTAAAACGGTATATCGACGCCAACTATCCAGAGCATAAGTTCAAAGGTTGGGGCGACCCATCGGGCGACAACAAGAACCAGGCGAATGCAGATACGCCATTTAAG